TACATCGCCAACACGCTCACGAACTCGGCGCTCAAGTTCAGCATGATGTTCTTCGCGCACTACGGCCTCGGGCTAGAGGCTCTGACGAAGATGGTTGGCTCGTTTCCTGGGTCGCGACTGTACCTCAACGTGGACTCTCTTCGCAATTCTGATGGTTCACTTCCAACTTGGGTGGGGTAATGAGAGAAGTTACTGCACTTAATCCCACTACGCAACGTGTAAAATCTCTTATGAAGGCTGAGCGCCTCCAAAAGAAACTCATTAAACAGGATGAAGATGGCATTGTCTGGACTACAAGGCAAAAACTTCTTATCCTTTCTCTGGCAAATGGAATTCTAACCACTAAAAGGACTAACGACAAACCCTCTTCAATCATTTATAATCATGCTGAACCACTTGGAATTAGGCGTCTTCATGCGTTTGCTCTGTCGCATTTTAAACCATTCTGGGAAGCAGTAAATGAAGAAGTTAAGCTTATCCTCGGATACAAAGAGTTCGGTGCAGTGGCTAGACGAATTTACGAGTCTGCACTCGCTGGAGACCATCAAGACAGACGTCTCTACCTTGAAGTATTTACAGACTTCAAAAAGAAGTCGGAAACCATATCAGAGTCCTTTGAAGAGCAGATTCTGCGAATAGAACTCAATGTCCATAATAAAGAGTCCTATGCTCCTCAGGCCAGTATTATAGATGTAAAGCCTAGAAATGTTAGGAAACTGCTCAATGGTTAATAATACTCCATTTCATAATCCAAGTAAACTTACATCAAAAGAGGTGTTGCATAAGCTCCTAACAAACCCACGTTATTATGTAGAGAACTGCCTTAAGATTAGGGATGTGAATAAGCGTCTTATTCCTTTCCTATTTAACCATGCGCAAGAGAAACTCTACAAAACTATACGTAGAGCAGAAAAGAAAGGGCGCCTAGTTCGTGTAAACATTCTTAAAGCTCGTCGTCTTGGGATGTCAACCCTAATACAGGGGCTCATATTCCATGATACAGCTACCCACCAGAACGTTAAGTCCGTTATTACGGCGCATACTCTTGGCTCTTCTCGTGCTATCTTTAATATCTCTGAGCTCTTTTATGATTCTCTTCCACCTGCTATTCGGCCTATGAAGCGATATGGGTCGAAGAGGGAGATGCTCTTTGAGAATCCAGATGACAAATCAAGATTTGATAACCCTGGATTACGTTCGTCCATTCAAGTGGAAACTGCTAAATCTGTTGATCTCGGTCGTGCTCCCACTATACATAAATACCATGCATCGGAAGTCGCCTATTACCCGAATGCTAAAGACCTCATGCTTGGCATATTTCAGGCTGTACCGGAAACTCGTGGTTCAGCAATCTACTTAGAGACTACTGCTAATGGCGCATCTGGGTGGTTTTATGACCATTATCAGAAAACTAAGAGAGGGGAGAACCAGTATATCCACTTCTTCTACCCTTGGCATGAATTTCCTGGGTATCGTATTCCAGATGCAAAGATTCGTAAATCTACATTCGACCAAGAAGAGCTTCGCCTTATAAAGGTCTATGGTCTTTCGCATGAACAACTTGCCTGGCGCCGCTATACTATTGCGAATAAGTGCGATGGAGATGTTACCCTCTTCCAGCAGGAGTATCCAAGTGATGATCATGAAGCCTTCATTTTCTCGGGGCGCAATATCTTTCCCACCAACATCCTCAAAGATATGCTTGACTCTGCTAGTATTCCTCAGCGTGGGGATCTATCTTATGGTCCTGTATCTAGCGACACTCGTTATTACAAAACTCGTTTAGGGTCTAAGCCCTCCTTCAGAGAAGATCCTCATGGGAAACTCCGCATTTGGTCAAATCCCCATCCTAATCATTCTTATACTATTGGGGTTGACGTGGCTGAAGGAAGAAGAATGGTATATGATACTACCGCAGCCGAAGGGTCTTCTTCTGATTTTTCTGTTCTCGATGTATTTGATAGTTCTACTCTTGAGCAAGCTGCTCAATGGCATGGTCACATCGACCCCGATGAGTTGGGTGTTATCGCTGTTCAACTAGCCCTCTACTATAATGACGCTTTCATTATCCCAGAAGTCAACAATCATGGTCTTACTACAGTTACAGAGATCTATAAGAAACTCCAGTATCGAAATGTCTATATTCGGGAATCATACTCCAAGCAGTTCGATACCATGGAAAAGTCTGTAGGATGGAAAACTACCCAAATTACTAAGCCTCTTCTAATTGACCTAGCTAATGAATGTATTAGGGAGAGGGTTGTCCGCTTTCATGACAAACACACTATTGAAGAATTCATGGCTTTTGTTCGTCATGATGATGGTAGTATGGGAGCCCAGTCTGGACATCACGACGATAGGGTGATTGCAGCTGCTCTTGCTCTCTGGGGTGCCAGAGATACTATTCAGGCTCGTAGACCTGACTCTCTAAGTGAAGAGCATGAGATCCCTGTAGAGGATATTCAACCAGGTACTCTAGCCTTCATAGATGCTGTATCAGAGGAGGCTTCTATGATGGGTATTAATCCTACACAAGGTGATGATTTTGAGAGACTTTTCGTAGGTGCATATAATAACGGGGGCTTCTAATGCCGTCTTCCTTGTACTCTCCATTCTCACAATTTGCTCCTATTATATCTGAGGGTACACAACAGGAGGATCCTACTGTTCAAGGTGGGCTAGGAACTGCCCAGTTTCCTAGTATAGACCAATCTTTAACTCCTCCTGCAGAGGAATTCCCTGATCTCAAAATCAATAGGGCTAAAGATTTCGATGAAGAATTTGTACAGGAGTGGATGCAAAGAATAGAGTCTAATATCCGGTATCGTAAGCATCATTGGAATGGTCTAGACTGTTGGGTACGGTTTAAACGGCTTTATGCAGGGCTCCACTGGGGCTACAAGGTAGATAGCTTTGATTCTAATAAGATAACCGTGAATACTGCTTTTGCCGTTATACGTAATTTTATTCCCTCTCTCTATATGAAGGATCCTAAGATCTTTGTAGAGCCGACTCAGGATGGCATAGAGGGAAATGCAGCAATCCTTGAATCTGTCGTTAATAAGGAATGGAGAATACGCAAGTGTAAGTATCAGACTCGACTTACCCTCCTAGATGCTGCCATCTTTGGCTGGGGAGTAGCTAAGGCCGGGTATCGCTTTAATGATGAGGTAGCAAAGAATGCTATTAAGGACGGGGAAATCAATTACTCTATCCTTGAGAAGGCCGACTGCCCATTTGTGAAGCGTATCTCTGTATTTAACTTCTTGTGGGATTTCATACGTGCAGATCATTTGGATGAATCTCGCTGGGCTACAGAGATTTACTTCCGTAATTATGATGATGTTATAGCAGATTCCAGGTTTGTTAATACTGAGTTCATTACAGCAGGTGCTTTATATGACCTTAAAGAAGATATCATGGGCGGAGTCAGAGACCGTACCTTCATAGTTCCAGGTGTTCCGGATGATGAAGGTTTTGTAGCCCTCTATGATATCTATGATAAAAAGTATGACCAGCTTATTACTCTTTCTGAAGCATGCCATCTTCCTCACCGTGTTATTGATAATCCTTTCCCCTCAATGGAGCGTGATAGCCCATTTGAACTTCTACGGCTAGACGATGTACCAGATGAACCATTTCCACCCTCTATGATTGCTCTAATTGAGGATCAGATTTATGAACAAGACCGTATTCGTACTACTCAATTCTCTCATCGTCGTCGCTTTGTCAGGAAATACTGGTATGTAGAGAAAATGATAGACCGCCCTGCACTTAATGCCCTTAAATACGGGGAAGACGGTGCGCTTATCAAACTTAAGCAGCCTGGCATGGTTGGTCCAATCGATGATGCCCCTCAGTCCCAGGATCAACTCATATCAGAACAGTCTGCGAAACAGGATATTATTGAGATTACTGGGTCTTCTTCTGAGATTAGAGTCCCTTCAAAGAAGACTGCTACTCAAACCCGCAGAGAATCATTCATTGACGATATCAGGACGGTGGATAAGCAGGTTATGGTGGGTGATTTCATGTCATCTCTTGTACGTAAGTTCGCTGCTATTATACAGGATTTCTATGATACTCCTAGGGCAATTAAAATCTCAGGGGAAGGATTAGGCAAATTCTGGGTACGCTACACAAGTGAGCAGATACAGGGTCAATTCCTATTCAATGTTAATGTACAGGACATGTTTCCTAATGATCCTAATGTGCGTAGGAAGCAGATAATGGATCTTTACAACCTAACCAAGGGTGATCCGCTTCTTAATAGAGCAGAGATGCTCCGCAGAATCTTTGCTGCCTTTGAACAGCAGAATATCGATGCACTATTTAATCAGCCTATGCCTCAAGTGTCAGGTCAGAATCAGGCTCTACAACAGGCTATTCAAGCATCTGGTGGAGCTATATCCCCTGATCAGCTTAATGCAATCATGGGTCAAATGGCTACCCAGCAACCTGCAGAACCAGCTGCAGATGGTACAGCAATTCAGGAACCTCCTCCTGAAGCAGTTTCAATAGAAGGTGCTCCAGCTAATCTAGGTTCTACTCCTACAGGAGGTTCTTAATGAACGGTAAAGCAACCCTTATTTTAAGTGCTTTATTCGCATTGGTAACTGGTAGCTTTATCTATACTGAGTATAGAACTTCTAAACTAGTGGGTACAGAGGAGTTTAGAGAGTTTGTTAGAGAGTCAAGATTGCAGAGAGCCGATGCCATAAGGGATCTTGCCGTAATAAATGATAGGTTAAAGAACATGGAATGTTTCCTTGAAATGCCTACATGTCAGAAACCTACGCAGAGGAATCAAATTAGATGATTCGATTCTGCCGTATTCACGGCCTTGTTTCCTACGTATTTTTCGTTGTCAGCCTGGCCGTTAGCCTTATAAACTAGGTCGGAAGTTGTAGGAAAGCCACCGAAGGACGCGACAACATGCCGATTTACGAATTTGTATGTGCATCCGGTCATGAATTCGAATTCTTTCTTGTAATGGACAATCGGAATGAAAAGACTCTATGTAGTTGTGGTCTCCAAGGTAAGCGCATTGTTTCGCTATTTAGTGCGAAAGTTTTCAAAGAGCAGGTCATTGAAAACTTGGGAGACCAGCCAGTCAGAGTTTCCTCTGCACGTCAGCTCAAGGAAGAAGCCAAGAAGAGGGGTCTCATTCCTGTTGATGAAAAAATCAACGTTAGAGAAATTGTTAAGAGAAAGAAGGAAGCGCTCAAAGAAGAAATCTCAAAAAGTGTCGAAAAGAACTGGCGTCCTATAGCAGAGAAAGCATGGGATACTCATATGAGGAGCGTATAATGGACTCTACAGCCCCAATGTCTCAACCCGAGATGCATATGGATGACTATCAAGAAGCAGAAGCTGAGAATATCCACCTTATAGCAGGGGAACGTGTTCTTATAGACGAGGGTGAGGATAGCCAACAGCACTTTTCTGTCCATTGCAATCTTATAAATGATAAGACTAAATTCGATAATATGTCACCAAAAGCAAGGAAAGCTGCAATTCGCCATATTACTGACACCCTTAAGGCAATTCTTTCAAAGGATACGCAACCTGCTTCTATTAGTGAAGCAGGAGAAAAAGTCCCCTATGGAGAAGGAGAAGACAATGCCTAAGAAAGCTCCTACTACAATAGAAGAGGTTCCTGAACCTTATCTTCCTTTTGCTAAAGGGCCTGATGAGCCTAGAATGCTTTATGAAGATGTTAGGGTAGCAGATGACAGCCCGCCAGTAGAAGAGGAGGAACTTCCTGCTGAGGCTGAACCTGGTTCTGAGACTCCTATCGAAGATGAGATGGAGTTCGATGAGACTCAGGTTGATCAACTTCCTCCAGAGCTTCAACCACTTGCTAAGGCCTTGCTTTCTTCTCATACCAAGAAGATGCAGGCCCTTAAGGTGGATGAAGCATCCAAGCAGGATGCGGATACCTTTAGGAAACTGAAAGAGACTCCAGGCTTTCAGGACTTCTTGAAGAAGCATACTGCTGAAATGGTTGGCATCTCTCCGGATGTCACTCCACCGCTAGCTCCTGAGGTAGAACTGGGTCCTGCGCCGTATCAGTCTCTTGAAGAGGACTTCGATGTTACTGATCCGAAGCACCTCACTTACCTTATCAAGAGTACTGCTCTTAACGCGCGCGAGGAAATCCTCAAAGGAGCATATCAGAAGTATGATCCGATAGTCAAGTACATGCTAGCTCGAGAAGTTCGGGCATCTTTGGCACAGATAGCCAGTAATTACCCAACTACCAAGGGCTATCCTGCCATGGATACTGTAAATGCAAAGAAGATAGACGAGTACATTCAGAAGAATGACCCTCTCATGGATATCGGCGTAGCCTATGAGAAGGTCTTCGATAGGGATATCAAACTGGTAAAGGCAGGTAAAATTCCACCTGTAGTTGAACGTAAGCAGGTGACAACCGGAGATGTTGTGTCTCTCCTAAGGAAGAAGTCAATCTCTTCTCCCAGTGATGATTCTCCTTCTTCTACCTCTTTGCGTAGGGGTAGAGTAGGAATGACTATCGCTGAAGCTGCAGAGCAAGCGGAGCAGCAGACTGGTTTCAGACTTAGGGGTTAACAACTGGAGGAACAATGGCACTTCCCAATGCATCCTTCGACGAGTTCATTACGACTACGTTGAAGAATTATCAGCCCACCATGGCTGATAACATTACCAATCACGCAGTGTTTTTCCAATACCTGCGTAACAACAAGAAGTCCAGAACGGAGGACGGTGGTACTTCAATTGTCGAACCACTGCTCTACGCTCAGAACAGTACAGTTAAATCCTACTCCAGGTATGAGACCTTTGATACTACGCCGCAGGAAGGTATCTCTGCAGCGGAGTTCAACTGGAAGCAGATTGCAGGATCCATTACTATTGACGGCTACTCTGAGTTCATTAACCAGCCGTCAAAGCAGCGGGTCCTCAACCTTCTCCAGTCCAAGGTCACACAGTTGGAGATCTCCATGCGTGAAGTTCTCAATGCCATGGTAGTGGCTGGGAACGGTACAGGCAATGGGGGTAAGGACTTGACTGGATTGGCTCTGGCTATTGAAGAGGGGACTGCATGGTCTACCTACGGGGGCATTGACCGCTCTGTTGCGGCTAATGCTTTCTGGAGGAATAGGTACCTCAACTGGGCTACTGCTGGATTTGGCTCTTCGTCTGGAGCCCAGGCTGATGGTATCAAGAAGATGAGACACATGTACAACCTCTGCTCCCGCAACAATGACCATACCCAGCTTATTCTCACAACTATGGATCTCTTTGAGGAGTATGAAAACTGTCTTGCCCTCAATGAGAGGTTCATGATGGGTGGTGGTCCAAAGGCAGGAGATGTTGGCTTCGACGGGCTTGCTTTCAAGGGAGCCAAAATCATGTTCGATGAGGATGTTATCTCTGATACATCGATTGTCGGGGCCATCTCAGTGGCTGGGTACATGTACTTCCTCAACTTCATGTACCTCAACTTTGTCGTCGGTAAGGGGCGGGATTTCATGCCGACTCCTTTCGTCAGACCCTACAACCAGGAGGCTAGGACAAGCCAGGTGATTATGTACGGTCAGCTTACGGCTAACAACTGCCAACGGCTGGGCGTCATTACTCCTCTTCCTAGCTAAGAAAGGAGAACCATGGAATTTCCTTCTCTCAACCTTAATAGCCCTGAAACTGCATTCAGGGCAATTAAGAATACAGCAGCTACAGCTCTGGCAATCGGAGATGTCTGCTGTTTCAGCACAGCAGCACCTGACGGTGTCTCAGTGATTGAGGCATCTACTGCATCCTTGTTCATGTTTGCAGGTATTGCTAGTCAGGCAATTGCTGCTGGTGACTATGGCAGGATCCAGGTCAATGGACCCTGTCTTGCGAAGGTCATTCAGGAAGCGGGTACTGCTATCGTGCTTGGCGACCGTCTCATGGGCGTCAATGCTGCGAGACACCTTATCCGCAACGGCGCTGGCACAGCCGCAATTACCGGTATCAACCGTTATGCCTATGCCTTGGAAACGGCTGCTACCGGTACAGCAGTGGCCCTTAGACTTGTTATGCTAAGGGCTCTCTAACCCTGTAGGGAGGAGTGGCTATTATAGCACTCCTCCCTTAAAGGAGCTATCATGGGAGAAAAGAAACTTAAGAAGGTGAAGAGGACTAAGGAAGAGATAGCAGCAGAAAAGGCGGCACAGAAAGAAACAAGAGAAGAAGAAAGGGCAGAGAAGAGAGCTGCTAACGTGGAAATCAAAGAGACTAAGGTGGATAACACCACTACGGTCAGGAGCATAGTCCGATGATTCAGCAAACTCAGGTCGATAAGTTTACAGTAGTCAGGACTTTTATTCCTGACAAGAAGGCAAAGAAGAAGGGTATAAAGTCTAGGATTATCCTTTCTGAAGCCAGGGCTGAAAGAGAAGCTGAGGCTCTTCAGGAAGTCTCCACAAAGCAGGAGAAGGCAAACCAGAAGATGCTACGTTGTAAGTACTGTAAGGTTAGGACTTCAGCAGATAACAGGAAGAACATGATGAAGCATATCAGAATTTGTAAGGAAGTTAACGGGTAATCTGGTAGTGGAGGCGTCATGGCATCACCAAGGAGCTGGAAACAACTAGTTGATGAGGCTATGAACTGGGCAGAGCGAGACTTAACTGACCAGAAGTTTAGGGACCTCATCTCAGTGTCTATGAATTGGGCACTGAAGGACCTTTTTCGCAGAGGTCCCTTTAACTGGCAGTTCATTTCTAAGGATATAACCCTTATTAACGATGGAAGAACTGACTATCTAGCTCCTTTTGACTATTTGTGGATAGATAGTATCCATGTAATTGCTAATGACACATGGAATCCTGTCATTAGAAAAGACATTAAAGAATTCAAACGTATAGTTCGTGACGCCTCCACTACCAAACAATCTTTACCTATTTATTACTTTGAAATAGGTATAGATTCTACGGAGAATACAGGGCAGGCTGATCCTAATCTTAGGAAGAATTTGAGATTCTGGCCTCCTGTAATTGGATCAGGACTTAAAGCTACGGTAGATGGATATTTAGAAGCTAGGACTTTTACTGAAAGTGTAGAGAATGCGATTCCGGCTGTTCCATCTAATGCTATAGATTACATAGTATTTAGAGGGTTAGCAGAGGCATTCCTCTTTGATGAAGATCCAAGAGCTGCAATGTTTGCTGCTAAGGCTCAAATGGAACTAGATAGCATCACAACTGCTATGGATAATATGCCTGATACAGTAGATAGACTACAAGAAACAGATATGGGTAGCCCTTTTGGTGATTCATATCCTAGAATGTCGACGATTAAACTTCCACTGGGGTCATGATGTCTACTCCTCAAGATCAAGTAACTCAACAAATACAGAATTCCCAGTATGCTAAAGAACCTTTTGGTATCTTTACAGGCGGTGTTAACTATGCTAGGCCAGTTACAGATATAGCTCCGGATGAGGTAGCTCATGCTTATAACATGCTTCTTCATCCTGGCGGTTATTGTATTGGACGTCAAGGCACTACTAAGCTTAATACTGCTGCTCTTGATTCTGGTTCTGCAGTTGTACACCTTGCTCAGTTCATAAAAAGGGCTACAGGTGTATCGCATCTCTTAGGTTTTACTGCTTCTGGCAAGGTATATCGTCTTAATGATAACGGCTCTACAGATCTTTTAGCATCTGGTCTTACAGTAAATCGCAGATGGTCTACTGTAGAGTACCAGGATATCCTTGTCTGTGTTAATGGAGCTGACCCCCCTAAGATGTTCGATGGAACTACATTTGGTGCCCTCCCAGGGCTTCATGTTGATATGGTGGCACCCCAGTTTACTACAGTCCACGGTTCTAAATGCTGGCTTTTTGGCGACAGGGGCTCTGCTTTCCCACATAGACTCTACGGTTCTGATGATATTAACCCCCAATCATGGTCTACTCCTAATAATGCAGTCCAAATTAACGTATATCCTGACTATGGCGGATTTCCTTCTGGTATGAAATCATTCTTTGATGACTTAATTATTGGTAAAGATACATCTATTTTTAGACTTGCAGGTACTTCTGCAGCTAACTATACACTAATTCCGTTCTCCCAAAAGGCAGGTTTCTCTAGTCATTGGATGATAGAACAGATGGGAAATAACCTAATCTTCCTAGATGGTACTCATCTTAAGTCTTTAGCCGGTGTTCAGGAGGCATTTGATATTAGAGCAAGCGATGTAGCATTCAATTTGACCCCTGTATTTGAGGGTCAGGCTCCATTTGCAGGTATTCATAGGACTAATCCTACTATAGGTAACCTAATTAACGAGCAGAATTCTAACCAGCTATTCCTTAATTTCCCTGAAAGTGGCCAAGCCCAGAACAATAGGTTTTTTATTGCCAATTACAACTTTAATCCCAGTGCTCCTGCATGGTGGCCTCAGATTTATCCTAAAAACTATGCTACTATAGC